GGGGCGGGTCGTGCCGTCACTTCTGGCAACGTCGGACGTACCTCAAGAAAAACAACAAGCGCGTAAGCGTAAACGAGGCCCAGCGCATCATCCGCGCCGCCGGCCCCGATGCCGAGCGCCTGAAGCCACAGGATCCACTCGTGGCCAAGCGCCCCCGCGATATGACCGACCGCGGTTTCCTCGATGGTCGTGGAAATTGGTCAAATACTGACGGATACAACGGATAAAAATGGCGAACCTCATCCTCTTTATTTCTCCGGCCAAGCTCAAGAAGGAGACCGCCCTCGGTGGGTCTGTAGACGACGAAATCTTACAGCCCTACATCCGCCTTGCGCAGGAGATGCACATTCTCCCCACGTTGGGGCAATCGCTGTACGACGACCTTACGGCCAAGGTCCAAGCCGGAACGATTACCGGCAACGACGAGGCGCTGATGGACTCCTATATCGCCCCGGCCCTGGTTCAGCTTGCGTTCTCTGAATGCTTGCCTTTCATCCGGGTCCGGATAGTCAACAACGGCGTGACGGTGATGGACTCCGAGCAGAGCACCGCGGCCACGTACGGCGATATGAAGCCGCTCATGAACCGCGCGAAGGACCTCGGCCTCTTTCACATCGAGAGGTTGATAGACTACCTCGACAATAACTCCACCCTCTTTCCAGAGCTGGACAAGGAGGGGCCGGGGGAGTTGTGCCGGACGGTACGCAACTACACGCAGGGCCTGAACATATACCCCAACTACCGCGACGACAAACTCGTAGAACGTATCCTAAGAGATTACGGCATTCGGTACTGATGACCAACGAAGAGAAACTCGCCGACTATATCCAACAACGAGATGGCAAACAGCAAGATATCCGAACTTACAGAGTTGACTTCCGTCGCCAACGACGACGTCCTCGTCATTGTGGACGACTCGGCGAGCGAAACGAAGAAGATCAGCTTCGCAAACCTGTCCGCCGGGATCTCGGTAGGTAACGCCACCGAGCTACAGTTCACGGCCCTGAACAATACCGGGGCCACCATTACCAAGGGCAGCCCGGTATACGTCGCTGGACACACTACCGAGACCCAGGTCGCCGACGCGGACAACTCCTCGGCCTCGACCATGCCCGCGTTTGGCATTGCGAAGGACGACATCGCCAACGGCGCAACGGGGACGATTGTTATCGCCGGAGAAATCTCCGGGATAAACACCTCCTCGTTTACTGTGGGGGACGAGCTGTACGTCGGGACGGGGGGAGCGTTGACCGCTACCAAGCCCACCGGGACGGCCCTCATCCAAAAGGTGGCCAAGGTGACCAAGGCCGCCGCAAGCGGGGAGATACTCGTTACGGGAGCGGGAAGGACCAACGACCTGCCCAACCTCCCTGACGGAAATATCTGGATCGGCGACTCTTCGGGGGTGCCACAGGACAAGACCCTCACGGCGGGAACGAACGTAACCATAACCGAGGACGCCACGACGGTAACGATTGCCGCCACGGGCGCGGGTGGAGCTTCGGCCCTCGACGACCTCACGGACGTCACCATCACCGGCACTCCGGGGGCGGGTGAGTTGCTCATCAACAACGCCACCACGGGACAGTTTGTAAATGCCACCCTCACGGCGGGACCCTTTGTTAAGATTACCAACGCCGACGGAGCAGTAACGATTGGAGCCGGTGACGGTACCGAACTAGAATACCTCATCCAATCCACGGCGGTCAGCGCAGCCGGAGAGGTAGAGGGGTCTATCGTCAAGTTCGGAACGACGACGGGCCTCACAGCGGGGTCGGTGTACGTTTGGAACGGGACGGATTGGGTGGCTGTCGATGCGGACGCTGAAGCGACTACCAAGGGCCTCATGGGTGTAGCCCTAGGGTCTACGGCTGCGAGTGGATTCTTGACCCACGGCGTGGCGTATTTGAGCCACGACCCCGGCGCGGCGGGAGACATCCTCTACGTCGATACGGTGACGGCTGGATATTTGACCTCTACCCAACCGAGCGCTCAGGGCGACTTCGTGCGGGTGGCGGGGTACTGCCTTGCCGACCAAAAGATCTTCTTCTCACCCTCTCAAGATTGGATCGAAATTGCCTGATATCTCCAAGATTAACGCCCTAGCTATTGGGAGCGTCTCGAAGGTGGACGGATTGGCGAAGGCCAGCATCCTTGATATTGACGGGGTGACAATACCTGCGGGAGTAGCTCCCCCGCTGGATTCCATTTCTGGGGCTTATGCCGGGTATTCATTGCGGAAATTGCGAACCGCTTACACGGGGCCGTGCATTCAAATACGCCGCAGTATTGTTCCCCTTGGGTTAGCTAGTGCCGCCGATGTCAATTTTTCAGGCGATACAATTTCGCTTGACTCGACCATCACTCCCGTCGGAATATCAAGCGCAGGCAACCTTGGTCAATTTTTGGCTGCTTCCGGATACTCTGACCCCGATAGCTTAGGGTCTTCAGCTACTGGCTTTTTGGAAATCTTATATGACCAAGTTGAAGATGGCGGGACTAGCCGTGACATTTCAAACTCTACTGGAAGCGAGCAGGCCATTTTATTCGACGGGACCAATTTTGCTACAGATTCGCAGGGGTTGATTAAAATAGATTTAGACTCCAATCTCTTTGATGGGGGATTGAGTTATTCGCAGACTGTCGCACAACCGTATTTCTACTTTGTAGTATCTGAAAAGGGCGTCGACAATGAGCGCTTGCTACAGGAGGGGGCGCAGTTTAAGTTGCAGCACAGATCTACCGATGTTCGTCAATACGATGGTATTACTGTGGGAACTGCTCGGAGTTATTCGTACACTGGAACACGGCAAGTATTTGCCGGAAATTGGGACGGGGCCAATAGCTTCCTCCGCGTAGACGGTTCACAGGTTGGCGCATTGGACGTTGGTAGTGCAAGTCAAACTGTAATTCAAGTAGGACACTCAAACGACGCTCCAAAAGGTTTTTTGGAAATGATTTTATTCGATAGCACTCCAAGCGGAACGGACATCTCTGCGATGGAGACCAATATGAATTCTTACTACACGCTGTTCTGATGCCTTACGTCCTCCTACCCGTAGAAGCAACCATCGTCGGTATGACTTCGGAAGAAAGGGCAATGGCCATCGACCGCGAAGTGTGGCGATTGCGGAGGCCCGCTTCGGTGCAATTCCCTGGGGAAATCACCCAATACTATTACGGCCATATCCTGCACCCAACAACGGGACAGGCAGGCATAGAGGCCATGACCGAGGAAGACATCTACATCCACCCCGACGTAGACCTTACAGAATTGCTCGAACTCCTTCCCGAAGTTCCGCAAGCGGAGAAGGATGGACTGGTGATGTTCATCGACGCCAACCGAGGAGGGACGGTCCCGTTCGGGCAGTTGATCCCGTCGACCTCCACCCAACTCACCGAGGTCGAAGCCGAGGCGGAGGGGTGGTTCCCGGACGACCCGCTGTAAGAGGGTTCCGTATATCTACGGGTATGGATACGCTGGACGCTTTTGAAATTGTTTCGATTGCTGCGGGGCTTGTAGGCGTGTACGTGAAACTCACCCAAGAGGTACACAAACTAAAGTCCCGCATCATCGCATTGGAGAAGACCGAGACCGAGGTCAAGGGGATGCTCACGGACCTGCTCACCGCGGTTCAGGAGATCAAGATTCTACTCGCCCAGCAGGGCATCCGATGAGGTGGTTCACGCTCGACGAATTCGACTCTCCCGACCTGCCTGGATCGGGGGCGTTTATGCAGGACGAATTCCTGGAAAAGCTCGATGCGGCCAGAGGCTACGCCGAGGTACCGTTTCGCATAACGTCGGGCTTTCGGACCCCATCCTACCAAGAGGACCTCAAGAGAAGGGGCTACAAGGTCTCCGAAACCAGCGCACACCTTGACGGATGGGCGGCGGATATTTCGGCCACGACTAGCAACCGGAGGTGGAAGATTATCGAGGCCCTGATATACGTTGGATTCAATCGTATCGGGGTAGCGGACACCTTCGTCCATGTCGACTGCCATCCTGATAAGGCGCAGAATTGCCTCTGGTTATATTGAGGGGTAGATGATTGACACACTCGACACCATCGTCGCCGCCGTAGACTCCGTCACGGTGGTCATCCAAGACCCTGTAATTATGGACCCACTCACGCCTTGGTACGTAGAGCACTACGTCGAACTTATCTTCATCGTGCTGGCCGCGGTGAAGGCCGTCTTGAACCTCGTCCCCAGTGAGAAGCCCCGGCAGATCTTCGGGTACCTCGACACGTTCATCGGCCTCATCTTTAAGGATCGCAGGAAGTGAGCGAGGCCAAGCGGGGGGCGGCCATCACCGAAATCTTCAAGACGAAAGGAGACCTAAAGCGATGGAGCGCCAAGCGTTCCATTGGGGGTATCCTCGCCCTTACTGCGTGTGAGGAGATTATCCGCCACGGGTTGACGTGGCCCGCCGTAGCATTGGCCGCCGTTTCGATTGTTCCGATTACGGCGTCGATGTTCGAGCGATGACACCCGTACAGGTCTACCAATTAGAGTACGAGGCCGGGGATCATTACCGGTGCCTCCTTATGTCCGACCTGCATTGGGACAACCCCAAGTGCGACCGGGTGAGATTGAAGAAGGACCTGGACTACGCGGTGCGGGAGGGGCTGGATATCTTCCTAAACGGAGACACGTTCTGCGCGATGCAGGGGCGGTACGACGGCAGGCGTATGAAGTCGGACATCCGGGAGGAGCACAACACCGCGACATATCTCGATGACCTTGTAGGTACGGCGGTGGAATGGTTCGCCCCCTACCGGGAACATATCCGCCTAATCGGATACGGCAACCACGAGACGGCCATCCTCAAGAACTGCGAAACGGACCTCCTTGCGAGGCTTGTAGAGGGCTTAAACGCCCGCGGGGGGGATGTCGTCCTCGGAGGTTATGGCGGGTGGATTGTGTGGTCTTTTGTGGCAGCCAGTGGAAGCGGCAACGGGATGAGCTACAAGATGAAATACTTCCACGGATCCGGAGGCGGTGGACCAGTCACGAAGGGCGTTATCCAAAATCAACGCGCTATGGCTTCTGTCCAGGGGGCGGACTGCTATTGGAGCGGCCACGTACATGAGTCGTACACTATGACGCACGTCGTAGAGATGCTCAACAGCAAGCACACCCAAGAACTAAAGGAAGTCCTGCACGTCAGGACGCCAACCTACAAGGAGGAATACGGAGACGGCACGAAAGGCTGGCACGTAATGAGGGGCGCCCCGCCCAAGCCGCTGGGGTGCTACGTCCTCGACCTAGAGCTACGGAGCAAGAAGATTAGGGCGCGGGCTATCCCGCTATAAAGAAAGAAGCCCCCGACGTTTCGAGGGCTTCACCTTAACCAAATTGCGGACACTTGCCTGTCCTCTCGGTCAAGATAGCTATTCTTCCCGCTCTACGGTATACAACCCCCACAGAAAAGACTTCTTCAATTTCTTGACCTTGAGCGGGGTCTCATGCACAACCTTGACTTTTGACGGCTCCATTTGCAGTTGCATCTGATTCAATACCCATGTTCCGTCAACCATATCCGTCCTGTGTTTGAGGTCGTGATTCCATCGGTTTTTTAGGGCGTCGGGTGTCCTCCAAAATTTGCCCATCGGAATCCTTTCCCATCTTATCCCCCGGCCTGTTTTGCTTTTGTATTGATTGACCAAATCCAAGAGGCGGTTGTCTTCTTCGGGTGTCCAGTTTGTTCCTTTCATGTGTTCAATTCAAAAAAGGGCTATTTGATCGCGCTCTTTAAGTACGGCAGCGCAGTTCTTTTTGGCCATCTCGTAATAGCTGGGCTTGAGTTCAAACCCTAGCCCGCGGCGATGCATCTTGACGGCTTGATATACTTCCGAACCGATTCCGGCAAAAGGAGTGAAAACCAACTCGCCCGGATTCGACCACAGCCCAATGCACCGCTCTATGACTCCAAGCTGTAAGGGGCAGATGTGCTTTTCATCTTTTGCGTCCTTGGCCCCGCGCCAATCGTTCAGTACATCGGTGCGTTGGATGTCCATCCATACCGGACTCGCCCACTTTTGCCAAGTATCGAGTGGGAAGTTTTCGCGGGTCTTATTCGTAATTGGCTCCCAATCCTCTTCAGCCCCTTCCCACTTTTTGAATATGGTCACGTATTCGGGCAATCCGATTCCGGTATAACTGGAGTCCTTGCGGAGCTGCTTATATAGGAGCCTCTGCGTCTTCGTGCGTTGCATCTCTAGTACGGGGTCGGTCCAAATAGTAACCTTTGAATGGTACTTGAATCCGACCTCTTCCATAGCGCGGTGATAGTCGCCCGTGAAGTCGTAGAGGCCAGTATATCCGGAGCTGTTTTTGTACCGCGCGAGGTCTTTACTGTGAACGCAAACCAGGCGCCCCGGCTTCATGACGCGATAGAGATCGCGCAAGAGGTACATAGTTTGCTCGAAGAACTCCTCATTGCTTACGCAGTTTCCCATGTCCCGGATATTGTCCGAGTAGGTAAAGAGGGTAGAGAAGGGCGGAGAAAATACAGAGAGGTCGACGCTATCGTCCTCCAAATATTGAATGGCATCAACGCAGTCGGCGTTGACGAGGTGGTAATCGTCGGTCTTGGTTTCAACCTTTTCGTAATGGGCTTTCATGGTGTATTCCGTTTCGTTTGCGTGTGTAACAATTCCAGCCATCATCTCATTGAATTGCTTCTGTTTTCGGTTTATGGACTGGGTGACATTCTCCATCGTATCGGTGGAGATGATGTAGATGTTGACCTCTTTGTTTTGTCCGAAGCGATACGAGCGGCGGATGGCCTGATACAACCCCTCGAAGCTGAAATCGAGAGAGGCGAATATCTGATTCGGGCAGTGCTGGAAGTTGAGTCCGAACTGGGCGATCTTGGTCTTCGTAACCAGCACCCGAAACTTACCTCCTTTAAAGGCTAGGAACGCGCTTTCTTTTTGCTCCGGCGTCATACCCCCGTGAACCTCTACCGCATCGGGGATAAGGTCCAAGATGAACTTGGCCTCCTCGTTCTGACGTACCCAAACTATGAAGGGTTCATCCGAGGCGTTCACTATCTCCGCGGCCGCTTCCATGCGTGGAACCTTGGTAAGGCGTAGCTCGGCATTGAAGTTGGTTGCACTTACGGCCACCTCATTGAATAGCATTCCGTGTTCCCTCTGTTCGGTCTCTATCTCTCGATCGTGGAAATGCAGCGGCGGGAGGTCGTAGCCTTCGTCCTGATGGCCTATATCGGACGGCTTGCGAAGTACGCTCGACCAGCTACCTATCCACCCGTAGAAGTCAGCGAAGGCGTGACCCTTTAGACGGTAGTTATTCATTCCTTCGTCACGCACGAACCAGCGCATACGCATATCCGGGGCGTCCATGACGTCGAGGAATTCGGAGTGGTTGCCTATCTCATTGAGGTCGTTGGGTGCCGGGGTAGCGGTACACGCGAGCTTGTAGGGAATATCCTCACACCTGGACATAACCAATCGCTTCATCTTGCCCGTGTAGTTTTTGAGTATCGAGGACTCATCCAGGACTACGCCCGCCACGCCTTCGAGATCTACTTTATGAAAGCTCTCGTAATTGGTGATGAAAATATCGGCGTTGCCTTCCTGCCATCGGGTAAGGTATACGCCGAACTTTTCTCCTTCGCTGATGGTTTGACCTGCGACAGCAAGCGGGCAAAGGATGAGAACCTTTCCGCCTGTATGCGTTGCTACCTGCCGCGCCCATTCTAGTTGCATGAGGGTTTTTCCGAGGCCGCAGTCGGCGAAGATGGCATACTTGCCACGCCGACACGCCCTCTGCACAATCTCCTTTTGAAACGGGAACAGGTGGCGATTGAGGTCTTCGGGTTCAAATCCTACTTGGACCGTCTTCGCCTGTTTGCTTTGTATGAATTGCTGATATGTCATGTGTTCTCTTTATGGTATCTGAACTCCCAGCGCACCTCGATGCGGGAGAGGCGGCAGTTGTCGGCGATGGCATCCAGCACGCGCCCGTCGCCTGTTTTGATTTGTCGCATTAGCTGCTCTTTGTTTACGCCGAGCTTCTTAGCGCACGCCTGCACGCTCCCGTACTGGCTTTTTATCATGTCAAAGAATTCCATCAGAATGAGTTGAGGGTTCCGCAGTAGCTGTTTCCGTAGAGGGGACTCTGGCCGATGCTGATTGTGTGGTTCGGTTCTCTATACCCGTCGGGGTACATTACGAACCCGTCACCTTGGACCTTTTCGGTTAGTACCTCCGGGGCCTGTCCGTATCCGGTAGGGGCGGGGCGGTTGATTGGGTGCAGACCTCTGGTATCCCAGAGCCGCCGCCATATGCACCGCATCTGCTCCCACGTATCGACCTCCATCTTATCGTAGAGAATCATAGCGAAACGAATTCTTTGTGCATGACGTAGAGGATATGAATCTGAGCGCGGAGCTGCATAACGACTGGATCTTTCTCAAGGTCGTACCCTTGAATTCTTGCCCCGTCGATATCGAACTTCCGGGACTCGATGTCTTTATACAGTTGTTCCTGCATCGCTTCGATAGCGTTCATGCAATCCAGGACGGCCTCGTCCCTTCCAATCTTGTGATTCAATTGAATCATTTGTTGTTCTGCAGTCATTTGGTAGCGTCTTCGAGTGTGGACATAGCATCGTTGAGGAGTTTCTCGATGCGCTCGGTGTATTCCTGCAAGTTCTTGAGCTTGCGGACCAGGGTCATATCGCGCTTCCTGATACAATCGGGAGTCGCCATCTGTATGACCTCATCAAATAGGGGTGTGCTTGTGTGTTGCATGGGGCAAATATATAGACAAGTTTTGCATTCCTGCAAATTTCTGTCATATCTTTGGAGGGTCAAAACACAAAACGATGACAAGATACAGAGAATGGTTCGCCGCGGTGAACCGTGCAATCGTCGCAGAGATGGCGGTGCAGAAGAAGACGCAGAAACACCTGGCCGATGAGCTGGGCGTTCACGCTGCTACCATCAACCGCAAGTTGAAAGACCCCGGAC